TGCTCGTATTCTTCTCGCTTGTCCATCGCGTGATGCACCCAGACATCGGTCCACTCGGGATCCTCAGTGGGTTTGCACCAGCAGTTGGTGCTGGCGTAGTGATCGCGCAGGTCATTCACGGGGACAACGTGGATTCGTTCTTCAGTCATGTCCTTGCCCTCTCCGGCTACGATGCGGGCCGCTCGGTCCATTCGATGCCATCGAGGTAGCTTGTCATTTTTCTCTTGGCTTCCCATTCAACGCTGCCGAGCGACTCTCCTTCATAGCAGGGTCCGCCCCAGTGCTCGCCACCCCACCAGCGCAAGCAGCTAGGGTCACGCACCGAACTCGCCGGCCACCAGCCGATGCTAGGCGGCGGGCCTTTGTGCCATGTGGTCATTTCTGCTCTCCTTCTGCTTTGGCGATTGCGGCGCGGGCCACCACCTGGGCGTCACCGGCAAAATGTATGTTGCGCGGGTCTGCAATGCGCTTCAACGCCTCCAGCAGTTCCGGATACAGCGCGGCGCGGCGTTCCGTCTCTGCCTTTGCTGCGGCGGCTTCTTCTCGCGCCTTGCGCTCTGCGTCACGTTTTTCTTTCAACGCCGTGCGACATGCCTCCTTCTTCTGCTGCGCGGTAGGCGGGTGGTGCGTCTTGCAGTACCAGTTGCCTTCGTGTGTATACTTTGCGCCTCTGTTGCAGCGATTAAAACCGAATCCGTGCCAGATTTCGCCGCAGCAGGTGTGTTTGTCAGCCATTGTTCTTCTCCCGCAGGTGTGTTTCAATGGCATGAACCCAGTCCGTTACCGTCTTCCAAGACTCCCAATCAAGCAGCGCAATGTCCTGTGTCGTCAACGACTGCCACTCTCGGCGAGGTGGGTGGGTGTAGAGGGCAAACGCCTTGTACGCGCCGACCAGATCGTGCGGGTTATCGGTGACATACGCCGACTTGCCATCCTCCGTGTAGACCATCCACGCCACCGGCTCCTGCTCCTCTGGGCGATCACGCATGTCAATCTGCCCATCAATGAAGCCCTTACGATATTCGTCCACAGGATCAGGTAACGGCTGCGCCAGCGAAGGCAACCCAACCTGCCGGACCCAACGCCGTGCGGCCTCGTAGCCACGCTGCCAATCGGTATCTGGCGGCTCTTCCTGCTCGTGCGCCCAGCGGGCCAGTGCGTTTCCCCGCATCTGCTTCACCGGCTCCTGCTGCGGTGCGTTTACCCACTGCTCAAAAGGCACGCCGTTTGGATGCCGGTCATCAACCACAGTACATTTGTAGCGCGCTGTTGGCTCCTGCTCCCGCTGCGCCGTCACGGCCTTAACTGCGCTGATTGCCTTCGCAATCTTCTGCACATCGGCATCCATCTCAGCGTGCCGCTCGGGCCGGTATCCAGCCATCGCAGCGTGGTACTGCGCCGCCTCGGCCTGCGCAGCGGCGTAGCCGATTTCCAGCGCCTCCAGTATCTGCGACCGATTCCGACAGCAGTCGATCACCTCACACACGCCGTCCTCGGCAATGTCGCATGGGGTTTGGGTCTGCTGCGCCAGCGCGTGCAGTTCACGCACGCGACGTTCTAAATGCCTGACCTGTTCGCGTAGCACATCAACATCGTGACCTGGGTCTGTGGGATCGACCGTTGGCTGCGCCAGCGCGGCGCGGAGGGCTTTTGCCACGGCCCACTCCTCGGGATACATGTCTTGTTCCCCCACGCTGTCCATGTAGGCCAGCGCCTGCTGGGCAGCGTCGCGTAGCGTGGTCATACCCCACCTCCCCGGATCGCCAGCTCCTCAAAAGCCAACACATCAGCCAGCCTGTACAGAACCCGCCCGACGACAGGGTGCCCGATGCGAATATGCGCCGGCAGCCTGGCCGTGGATCGCCAGCGCCGAAGCGTGCGCTGCGAGACGCGCCAGCGCTCTGCTAGCTGCTGCTCGGTCAGCAGCGTGTCATTCGTCGTCATCAGTGCTCTCCTCGGCAAACCACCAGTCCTCGATGTCAACGGCGATGTCGTGCGCCTTGCCGGCAGCATCGCAGTGCTCAGGGTCGCCGAGCAGCGGAAACGTCAGTTCGTAAATCGCCACCAGCAAACGGTCGATGTGCTCGCGGGCGGTGCGGGCGCGGTCGTCAGCGACGGCGTACATGTCCTGAGCGACACGCAGACGGTAGTGCAGCGCCGCCTCGGCTTGGGTCATCACTGGCGTGCTCATACGGTGCCCTCCTCGGCCTGGACAATCTGCGGGTCGCCGGCAGGCTCTTGCTCGGCGCGGATTTGCTCCACGCGCCGCGTGGCTGCGGCGATCACGCGGTTGCGGTCGTCGCCCTTCGGCATGCGGCGGATGTCTGCGCGGAGCAGTTCGAGGCCCTCCAGCGTGCTGGCGAGTTCGATCTGCTCCAGCAGGGCGTCAGCGTCGATCACGACCTCCACGGGCTCGGGTGTTGGCGGCGGCGGGGCCTGGCGCACGGTTGGCGCTGGGTCCATGTCCTGCACCTCCTCGGGGGTGTAGGTTCCGACAACGACGCCGGGGAACACGGTGCGGATGCCCTCAGAGATGCAGCGCGAGCGCAGCATCTGACGCGGGTAGGACTTCCACGTTGGGTTGCGCGTCAGGCCGGCGTCCTGCGCCATCTTGACGGTCCACGCGATCTCAACGCTGCCGCCTGACGGGTGCGAGAACTTTCCGACGACCTTGGTGTCGGTGTACTCGCCCCATTCCACCTTGCCGCCGGCGGCCTGGAAGCGGGCCAGCATGGCGTCGGCGCGCAGGGCGGGGCGGCCGTTGATGACGTGGTAGTCGCGGGCAGCGATGGCGGGGTGCAGACCCTCGGCCTGGGCGATCAGCATCAGGGCCATGGCTTGGTCTGGGGTTTTGACGCCAAACAGGCCCGAGCGGGCCACGCTGACGGCCATGCGTTCGATCTGGTCTACGGTGACGAGTGCGGTCATATGTGTTCTCCTCAGTGGGGCGAGCCGCAAGGCGGCTGCAACTCGCCCCGGTTCATCAGTCAGTCAGGCCGGCGGGTTCGTCGGCGGGGACGGCTTCGGGCAGGCCGACGGTCTCCACCGGGCATCCGCCGGCCATCAGTTCAATGATGTCGTCGTGCGACGCCAGATGAACCTTCAGTTCCGGCATGCAGTGCTTGAGGGCTTCTCCCGGCGTGTAGGCGCGGATCAGGCGGTCTTCTTCGCCAGTCTGGCTGACAACGTAGGTCTTCAACGTGCGGGTGTAGGCACGCTTCGTTGCGGTGACGGTTTCGCTCATTTCTTGCTTTCCGCGAGACGCCGCAGCGCCTCGACTTGGGTGCCGACCTGCTGCAGGAAAGACGTAACCTTGGCCTCCAGGTCGGCAATGAAGCCGGGGTCACGTTGGATGCGCTGAACGTGCAGTTGCAGCGGCTCAGGCATCCGGGGATCGTAGGACACGAAATCGCACCACTGGCGGCCAGTGATCCACATCTGGCCTTGCACCTGTGCGCGGTGATCGTCGGGCATGCCGTTCAGCAGCGTCTCAATATGCACGGCGCTGTTCCACGGGCACTTGATCTCAACCAAGCCGTCCCAGTCCACCAGGCCGTCAGGCGAGCAGCCTGCCAGCAGCGTGTCGTGCGCGACGAAGCCGGTTTCCTCGACGCTGGTGCCGGTGACGCGCTCGTAGGCCGCGCGCGCTGCGGGCTCCTGCTCGGTGCCCCACTGCATGGCGGCGGTGGCGTAACGCTGCACCGGCTGCTGCGTCAGGCGCTCGACGACCAGTTCCGTTAGGTAGTCGAGTTGCGCTTGCATGGGATCGCCGGGCAGGTTGTCCTTCTTCTGCTTTTCCGTCTGCTTCTTGGTGGCAATGGCGTCCTTGAACCTGGACGCTGTGGCCTTGCCGACGCGGGCGGCGTACCAGTCGGCATCGCGCTGGGTTGCGGTTTCGAGGATCACGTTGCTTCTCCAGGCGGCGGGAGCCGCTTTTGTTGTTTGTCAGATGATGGCACAGAAAATTCTTTGATGGCATCCTGAAAATCCCTAGTCAACACATTTACGAGGCGGCGCTGAACCGCCTGCTTGTGGCACAAAATCGGGTCTTCAGTCACCACGCGGTCTCCGCGACGCGCCGAGCGCAGAATCTTTCGCATCCCGACCCTGCTGCCAGCAATGCCGATATCGACGCGCTCCTGCGCATTCAGGGCGCGGTAGCCGACGCCGTGAACCGATCCGAGATCGACATCGTGGCGGTCCAGCAGCGTCTTTCGCCAAGCGGCGATTACGGTTCGGTAGCGGTGGCCCCCGATCTCGACGCCCAGCACATCGGCTACGGCTTCATGCGTCACTTCCCAGCCCACGGGCGGGGCGCCAAACGCATCCAGCAGTTTGCGGACATCAGCACCTGTCGGGAAGCCGTTGAACATGACGCCCTTCATTTCACAGGCTCCTGACGGTGGCCTTGAACATGCCCCAGCTTCCGGGCGTCTTTGAGCCGGGGCGCCAGTCGCCAAGCCCCTTGTACCGACCGGCCAGCGTCAGCACCTCGGTCAGCACGCGGTCGGTGATCTGCTCGTCCCAGACGTTGATCGTGCCGCGCAGCGTCCAGCGGTCGAAGCACGGGCGCACGCGGATGTGCTTGGCCGCGCCGATCTTGGCGCGCTTGACATGCAGCTTGAAGCCAAGCTCGATGGCCTTGGCTCGGTGCGACGCGAAATCCTTGACCCGCATCAGCGGCCTGATCTCTGACATCGGCACGGTCTTGCCGTCAATGGTCAGCGGCCAGAACGGCTCCGCGACCATCATTCCGCTTTGGGTCTGGCTCTTGAACGTCTTGTTGCCCTTGGCGCCAGGAACCGGCACCATGCTGCCGCCCTCCATGATGCAGCGCATCAGGTTGTCTGACGGCATCGCCACCACGTTATCGTCGTGGTAGGTGCTGCCGATCCAGCGGAAGGCTGGGCTGCGGTCGTCGCCGGCCTTGCTGATCTTCTTGTTGGCCGCATCGGCCTTCCATTCGTCCATCATGTCGGACCACTCAATGTTGTCCTGATGCATGAGGAGAGGCGTGTCGCCGACGATCTCGATTTCGTATTGCTTCATTTCGTTGCTCCAGTTGATGATGCGCAATCGCGCCCTTGCCGCGCCGAGCTATGCCGTGCCCTGCCTTGCCGCGCAAAGCCTAGCCTCGTTGGTGTTGCCACCGGGTAACGCGCCACAGACGCGCTGCCCGCTGTAAACAGCCCTTGCCCTGCCGGACCCGGCCCCGCCTGGCCGAACCAAGCCCTGCCGCGCCTAGCCTGATCCCGTCGGTGCAACAGCACCGGGAGAGGCGGCACGCCGCCCTACCCGCTGCATTCGCAGCCCTTGCCTTGCCTAGCCGCACCCCGCACCGCCCAACCGAGCACAGCCAAGCCACGCAGAGCCTCGCCATACCGGACCTAGCCTTGCCGCTCCTCGTCGATGATGCTGATCTGCTCGGGCTTGTCCTCGGCCTCGGGGAACAGCGAGATCTTCACCTCGCTGCCGTCGATGTCCGTCAGGATGATGTGCCGCCAGGTGTGGCCGCCGGCACTGGTGCGGCGGTCAGCGCGCACGCGGACGATCTGGTGGAAGTTGATGGTGGTGATCATGGTTGCCTCTCAGATGTCGTCGTAGAACTCAGGCTCACGCTCACCGAGCGACTGCCACAACTGATCCTCGATCTGCTTCAGCCGCGCAGCACTGTCCCGCAGGAAACGCGACTGCAGCTCATACCGAGCTGCCTCGGACTGCGCACGGGTGCCGGATAGCAGGCACGCCAGCAGCGTATCGACGCATACGCTGTCCATGTCGTCCTCGCGGACGTTTACGGTGTCGAAC